CACGCTCATTGATAGTAATAAAATAATCTCCTTCACTTATATGATAATAGTCACTGCTAAAAAAGTCAAGGAAAACCGTTGACAAATAAGAATAACTGATGTAATATAAGTATAGAGATAACAATCACTGCTAAAATAAAAAGGAGGCGAGGATATGAATGATATGGAAGCAAGAGCAAAGCGTAATCGCGCAGAAAAATTAATCGCGGCACTGCGACTACTTTCTGAAGAGCAACGAGAATGCTATGAGAATGCCATCATCGGGACGGCTTTTGCAAACAGCATGATTAACACGTACCGAGGAAAGAAACATCAGGTTTTTGAACAAGTGGCATCAGATGATGAACAGGAGGGTCCTAAGCCCCACTCCGCATGAACGCATGAAGGCAAACCAAGTGAAGGAGGAGATTACCATGACTGCAATGGAGACGTTGATGACCATCATGATGAGCTGCCTGGCTCTTGTCGCATTTCTGTCCTGGCGCATGGATAAGGAGCGCCTGCTGTACGTCGAGAAACTTGACGCGATGGCGGACGAGCTCCGTCGTCTTCGCGAGGATAATACCCGCCTGCGCGATGAAGTGTCCAAGTGCTATGTGGAGTCGGTGTGTAGCTACGGGAAGATGTGCCGTGACCTGCATGAACTGATGTATTGCGTGGACGAGCTCCGCTGGGCCATCAATACGAGCAAAGCTGTGAACAAGGATGCGGCCGAGCACCTGCGTGATCCGTTCTTCCCCGAGGAAGAGGATGACTATGGGTGGACTGGCTCGGTGGAGACGCCGGACAATCCCATTGAGAAAGACATCATCGAAGGCCTGAAGCACGACGGCGTCTGGGATCCAGAGCCAGACAACCACGATAAGCGCTCGGCATGAAGGGAGATGGTCTATCGAGAAAGACGGCAGGAACAGACGCGAGGCGACTACATTATATAGAAGGGAGGTGAAGCCATTGGAGAGTGCAGCTATCGAGATGATGATTGTCAATGCCATCGAGAGAACCGGGCGGGCCATGGCCAAGCATATGGGAGAGCGTCAAACACCAGACGAGCTTCTGACGGTCAAGGAAGTGGCCAAAATCCTGAAGGTCAGTCTCAACTACGCCAACCATCTTGTGCAGTCCGGCATCATACCGGGCCTCAAGATGAACGGCATGAAGGTCCGCCGCCGTGCCCTCGAGGCATGGATGGCGGCGATGGAAGGGCAAGACCTATCCGATCCGGCGCAGCCGGTCCCCATCCGGCGGCCCAGTAAAAGCGCATGAAAAAAGAGGTGCCCGGCATGGCACCTCTGCATCAGGAATAGATCTCTCGGCGATGTCCAATATGGAGCATCAGGATGACAACGTGTTCTTCTTGGATGTCTGCAATCAGACGGTAGTCGCCGACACGGTAACGCCATTCACCGCTGTGGTTGGCCGTGAGTCCCTTGCCATGCTGGCGCGGATTCTCGCAACCTTCCAGATTCTTGCGGATCCATCCGAGGATCAAGGCAGCTGTGTGTCGGTCCATCTTCTTCAGTGCCTTCTTGGCAGCTGGCGTGAAAAGCACATGGTAGGTCACGCGAGGCCCAACTCCTTCTCTACTTCATCTAATGTGTAGGTTTCTGGGTTGTCACGATATTCCTTCATGGCGTTCTCGTAGCATTTCATGTCGAAGTCATCTTCAATTCGCTCCATCACAGAGCGGCGGACGAGTTCGGACATGGAAAGCCCATTCATCTCGGCGTATTTGCGGAAGAGCATGGCGTCGTTGTCATTCAAGCGAACCGAAACGGTCATAAGAATCCCTCCCTTTGTAATACATTGTAATACACAAGGGGCGGAATGTCAAAAGAAGGTGATACCTTGCGGGACATAAAAAAATAGAGCTGCCTGCTCGGACAGCTCTAGGTACAAAATCGATTGTCGAACCCGATTTGTACCTCCTATTATATAGCACGAAGCTCCCGGACGCAAGACAAGCGGCGAATTTTTGAGGGTGGGATCCCTCTTTGGCCGCTTGATAAAGGGATTAATGTACCGACACGTATCCGCATAAAGATACAGAATAGAGGAACAAGTAGAACAGGAGCACAGAGATGGCATATGTCAGGAGAAGGTGGGTAGCCCACCATCGGAGATACATCGTGGAAGACAAGTACCACACCCAGAGGATGATGCCGGAGAAGAAGAGTATCCGAGAGAGGCGAAGACCTCGAACGGGACTCGGCACCTCGCAGAAGCAGGCGAAGATCAATGCCAGGCAGCGGGCAGAGCGCCTGAGTCGGCTCATCCTGGATAACTTCGAGTCAGGAGACTGGTATGTGACGTTCACGCTGGACTCTGAGCTGACAGAGGATGCCATCAAGACAGCATACGGGAAGATGACGCGCGAGCTGCGGTGCTGGTACAAGAAGCAGGGAGTGATCTGCAAGTACATCGCTGTCCTCGAGAATCTCAAGAACGGCGGCCGCAAGCATGGCCACATCCTTCTGCCAGCCGTACCAGATGCCAGCTTCCAGGAGATGCGCCGCGCTCTCCAAAAGGCATGGCCACAAGGCGATGTCTACCTCAAACCCTATGCCGGTGAAGTCATGGATGCGTTTCGACTGGCCTCTTACTACGTCAAGGAAGAGGTCAAGGTGGACCGTCGCACGAAGGCGGGCAAGGCCTGCGAGGAGCAGGATGCCCAGCCCATGCGCGGCCGCCTCATGACAAGCCGGAATCTCTTGCGCACGGAGCCCACGAAAGAGCCGATCCGGACCGCAGAAACCTACCGGGAAGCCATCAAGGCCCCGAAGGGATATCACGTCGTGGTGGAGCTGAGCTATAACGGCTTCACCGAAGAAGGCTATCCGTACCAGCACGCAGTGTATGAGGCGGATGAATTACAGGAGGAAAAACAACATGATCATCATCACCATCGCAAACCTGAAAGGCGGCGTCGGCAAGACCGTGACCGCGATCAATGTGAGCTACCTGCTCGCGGCCGAACACGGCAAGAAGGTCCTGCTCGTAGACAATGACCAGCAGGGGAACTCGTCGCAGTTCTTCAAGCGGTACAGCTACGACCGGCCGAGCATGGCCAACGTCATGAAGCGCACGGTGCGGGCGGCGCAGGTTATCCAGCATACAGACTTCCCGAATCTCGACATCATCCCGGCCAACCTCAAGCTGGCCGAAGCCGAGCGGGCGGTCATGATGGATACCGTCGTGCCACAGCAGGTCCGCTTGCGTGAATGCCTGCGCGAGGTGAAGAATGACTATGACTACGTCATCATCGACAACCCGCCGAGCTTGCATATGTGCGCGGTCAACGCGCTCTCGACGAGCGACTACCTCGTCATCCCGGCCGTCATCAGCCGTTGGACATTCGAGGGCATCGACAGCCTGCTCGAGCAGGCAAGGCAGGTGCAGGCCTACCTCAACCCGCAGCTCAAGTTCCTCGGCACGCTCATCACGTGCTGCCGGAGGACTACGAGCAATCAGCAGGGGGCGGAGTGGCTGCGCTCGCATGGGGACTACAAGGTCTTCGACCACTACATCCGCTGGACAGACAAAGTCGACGAGTCGACGTTCTCGGCTGAGCCAATCGTACTGCACTCGCCGCGCTGCGGAGCCTCGAGGGATTACCGTGACTTTGTGGAGGAACTACTCTCGCTTGTGTCCGATTCGGACACCGAGGAAGAAGGTGCGGCAGAATGAGACGGTCCATCTACGAGCACTCTTTTGTCTGGAAGCGCTACCGTGCGCAGCGTGACCGTCGTCAGCAGCGCCAGGCTGCCCTCTACGAGGTCCTGCACTTCTGCGGCTGTAGTCTCAAGACGATGATGGTCATCGCATTGCTTTACATCGGCCTCTGCATCCTGGCCGTCTGAAAGGAGAATACCATGGCAAATTTTGATTTGATGGGCCTCATGAGCCAGGCAAGCCGCGAGTCGGCTGGCAAAGCGCCCAAGTACGAGATGCGCAAGCTCATGCTGCAGGAGCTCTATCCGAATCCGGACAATCAGCTCGTCTACGAGGTCAAGGATATTGAGGAACTGGCAGATGCCATCGAGATTGCGGGCGGCGTCCTGCACAACCTCGTCGTCGCTCCGGCAGATGCCGACGGCCGCCACATGATCATCAGCGGCGAGCGCCGCTACCGTGCCTGCTGCCTGCTCGTCGATCGTGGCGAACGCCAGTACAGCGAGGTCAACTGCATCATCGAGAACGAGCGGGACAAGGACCTGCTCGCCCTCATGCTGCTCCTGACAAACTCGACGGCCCGGCAGCTCAGCGACGCCGAAAAAGTCAGGCAGGCCGAGCACCTGACGGCTGTCCTCAAACGCATGCAGGAAGCAGGCAGAGTCGAAGGGCGCATCCGCGACATCGCGAGCAAGATGCTTTCGACAAGCTCTGGCCAGCTTGCCCGCTACCATGCCATCGCAGAGAACCTGCAGGATCCCGAGCTCAAGCAGGCATTCCACGAGGGGCGCATGGGTATCAGCGCAGCCTACGAGGCAAGCCGACTCGATGCCGCAGAGCAGAAGAAGGTCGCAGACACGCTCGGCAAGGAAGGCAAGGTATCCCTGCAGCATGTCGCAAAGGCCGCGAAGGCCGAGGAAGAAAAGCCGAAGACAGCCTACCGCTCTCTCCATCCGAAGCACCACGAGAAGCTTGTCAAGAAGATGGAGATGGTCGGCATCGAGAACATGACGCCATGCGAGCAGTGCAAGCTCGCGACGGAGTGTCAGTCCTGTTGCCGCATTTGCGAGAAGCCATGCAACGTCCAGCAGGGCTGTCGCAAGGAGCAGGTATCGGTCGCGGCCATCCTACTCGCCGAACTCGAGGAACTGCGCCAGCGCCATGAGAAGCTGGCAGGAAAGTACAGGGCAGAGATATGGGGCAAGAGCCTGGCCGAAAAACAGCAGCAGGCCGCACAGGTCCTTGTGCAGCTCATGGATCTCGTGAAGGAGGAACAGGCATGAATCGGTATCTGTCCAGCCGGGAACGTGAGAGTACGGCCCGGCTCATGGCCCTCGTGATTGTCGAGGGCGAGGCCATCAAGAGCTACGAGAACGTCAGCGACCTCGACAAAGAATTCATGAAGTACCTGCGCATGAGCCACACCTTCCTCGAGAAGGCCATTGCCCGCCGCTACAACCTCATCGACCTCGACGCCGCCAAGCAGATGAAGCGGGCGGCAAGCCAGCTCTGCGTCGTCTTCGTGCCGGAGCGGGAAGCCAGGCGGCGCGTCGAGGAGATTGCCAGGATGAAGAAGACCCTGCATCTCTCCATGTCCGATTTCGAGGACCTCTGTGAATGCATCATGCCGCGGCTCTGCGGCGTCTGCTCGGGCAAGAACTTCCGGCACTGCGCCTGGAAGGAATTCCTGCACCACTACCAGGTCGAGGTTGTGAACTACAAAGCCGACGAGAACACCTGCCCTTACAGCTATCCGCAGGCAGGCTGGACCGTCAGCAAAGAATGGGCCGAGGCAATCCGGAAGCCCTTCGATGGGATTGTGTCCGATTCGGACACCGACGAAGAACAGCCGGAAGATGTGTCCGATTCGGACACCGAGCGCACAGAAGGGAGGTGAACATCATGATGATACTCGTGGTACTCGGCATCGTGGCCTGCTTGCTGATTCTCTACAATCTCTGGCGGGCACACAAGACGCTGCAGAACCTGCGAATCTCGAACTGGTCGCCGGGCGACAGTGAGACGCGCAGCGAGAGGACAAAGCGGTAAGAGTAAGCGAACAGGAGGTTTGGTTGGCATGGGAATGATTCGCTTGAAAAAAAACATGACGGAGCTCGACATCTTGCGGGCTGAGAAAGAGAACGAGGCACGGCGTCAGAAGGCCCTGACGGACTTCCGGACAGGAGCCATCAAGAGCCAGGAAGCCAAGACCATCATCCGCGCCTGCGACGAGATGAAGAAAGAGCTGGCACGCAGAAAGAGGGGCTTGAAATGAGTATGCAGAAACGATGTATCCTCCCGCATCCCTGCAACGGGCCGCTCTACAAGGAATGGACCGAGACGGACTTCTTCCTGAAGATGCTCGAGGAATTCGACGAGGTCGGGAAAGCCTACGCGAAGCTGCGGGCGGCAGAGCGGGAAGGATTGCCGAAGGAAGAAGGGACGATGCGCTGGTGGAAGCTCATGGAAGAATGCGTCGACCTGCAGGTAGCGGCCACCAGCTTCATGGAGCGGTGCGGCTGTACCGAGGCGGCACGGCAGAAGCTCATGGACTACGTCAATCATCACAACGCCCGCAGAGACGACGGCCTGCGGTTCAGGAAGGGTGAGAGCGATGACGGGGAATGAAACCGGGATGCTGCTGAACATCCTGTTCTTTGCGGCCATGTTCTGCCTGACGACCACGCTCTGGCGGAAAGAGAAAGCCAGGGCCGAGCATCTGGACAGGGCACTGCGGCAGATGGCCGACAGCTGGATGCAGGACAGCAAGACCATGGAGTCACGCCTGGATCGCTACAAGAAGCATCTCGATGCCGTGAAAGAAGAGCGGGACCAGCTGACCACGCGATGCAAGAAGATGGAGCAGGACCTGAAGATGCAGTGGGTCTGGGACAGTAAGCACGGCTACTGGATCCCGAGCAATGCATCTGCCGCGACGCTGATGCAGAAGGTGCCGTTCCCCATCATGGGCATCGCCAAGGATGACAAGAAAGACTGACCAGAAAGGAGGAGCAGATGGACGAGGAATCAGCCAAAGCACAAGCCGAGCGGATTGCGCTGGCCATCGAAGAAGACCACCGCCAGGCGGAACACTATCTGCTCTCCTATGCGCGGGAGCGGAAGGACTACGCGAAGCGGCGGGCGGAATACGTCTACAAGACAACGGCTGGCCGTGATCCGACGGCAGCGTCAGCAGAGCGGGGCATCTTTTACGATACTCATGCGCGGGCCGCCCATTGGTTGCGGGCGGTCGAGATCCTGGAACAAAGCCTGCCTGAAGAGAAGCAGCTCTTCCTGCGGCTGCGGCGCGATGCCGAGAAGCAGAAGGGCAACGGCTTCTCCCGCGGGCGGCATGGTTGGGTCATCCGCGTGCAACACCAGCTGGCCGAAGAGATGGAGAGTCGGTACCCTGGCCGCTCGTTCTGGATGGGCGAGCGGACGCTCAAGGTCTGGTGGAAGGACATGATCTGCCGGACAGCCGAGATTGCCGCCCGTCTGCGGAAAAAATAAAAAAGGGCAGCACGTTATTCCAGAATCCGCATGGTAAGATAATAACAGACCAACCCATAGAAAGCCTCGCGAGCTGAGCAAGCCGCGGGGCTTTTTCCGTGGGAATCACTTGACAGGCAGGAACGGAGAAAAAACTGACGCGGGAGAGAGCGTGAAAACCCTTGAAATACAAGGCAAAGGAGGTGCTGGCGATGAAGAAGAAACTTTACAAGTTTGTACCGCAGAGAGACAAGAATCGTTTTCTTAACTATCTGGTAGACTGCGGGACGATATCCAAGGCAGCTCAGGCCATGGGCATCTCGCGCCAGACCCATTACCTATGGCTGCACAGCGATTCCAATTATGCCATCGCTTTCAACCGTGCCCGCGCCATGGCCAACGACCTGCTTGAAGAAGAAGCCTACCGGCGGGCCGTCGAAGGCTGCGAGCGCGGCATCTACTACAAAGGCGACAGGATCGCGACGCGCATCGAATACTCGGACACCCTGCTTGCGATGCTCCTCAAGGGAGCGTTCCCCGACAAGTACAAGGACCGCGTCCAACAGGAGACCGTAGGAGATGGCGGCGCAGAGCTCGCCTGGGAAGGAGATGACGACGATGATGACAACGCAGAAGAAACGGATCACGATACCGTACCGGCCGGAGCCGCTTTGGAAGACGACCATCCATCCAGCACTTGAGAGCCACCGCTTCTCCGTCATCGTTGCTCATCGCCGCTTTGGCAAGACTGTCGGGACCGTCAACCACATCATCAAGAAGTGCGTGCAGAATCATCAGCGTTCTCCAATGTATGCCTACGTTGCACCGTTCCGCAACCAGGCTAAGCTCATCGCCTGGAACTACTTGAAGTACTACACGCACGTCATCCCCGGCGTCCGCATCAACGAGTCGGACCTCTTCCTCGAGTTCCCGAGCCGCTACAAAGGCGCACAGGGCGGCCGCATCTACATCATCGGTGCCGACCATCCGGACAACTTGCGCGGCACGTACTGGGATGGAGCCATCCTCGACGAGTACGCACAGATCAAGCCGGAGCTCTGGGACGAAGTCATCCGTCCATCACTGGCTGACCGCAACGGCTGGTGCATCTTCATCGGCACGCCGAAAGGACAGAACCAGTTCTACGAGATCTACCAGAAGGCACAGCGTGAGCCGGACTGGTACTGCTGCATGTACCGCGCCGATGAGTCTGGTGTCTTCGCGCCGGGCGGCCGACTGGGGCCGAAAGAACTTGAGGCAATGAAGCGAGACATGAGCGAAGAGGGAATCCGGCAGGAACTCTACTGTGACTTCACTGCCTCGGCCTTCAACATCCTCATCACGATTGACATGGTCACGGCGGCCTGCAAGAAAGTCTACCAGAAAGCAGACATCCTTGGAGCACCGCGCATCCTCGGCGTCGACGTCGCACGCTTCGGCAACGACTCCTGCGCCATTACGCGCCGTCAGGGCCTCGTGGCTTACAAGCCCAAAGTCTTCCATGCCATCAGCAATATGGACTTCGCAGCAAGGCTCATCCAGGAGATTAATGATTTCCAGCCGGACGCCGTCTTTGTCGACTCCGGCCGCGGCGAAGGCGTCATCGATCGCTGTCGGCAGCTCGGCTACGACGTGACCGAAGTATCATTCGGCGGCAAGGCCCTGGAACCAGCGCACTACGTCAACAAGCGGGCAGAGATGTGGGATGCTATGCGCAAGTGGATGCAGGCGGGCGGCTCGCTTCCCGACATGCCCGAACTCAAGACAGAACTCGTCACGCCAGAGTACAGCTTCGATGCGGCGAATCGCATGAAACTCGAACCCAAAGAGAAGATAAAGGAGCGGATCGGCAAGTCGCCGGACGTGGCCGATTCTCTGGCGTTGACGTTCTCTTATCCCGTCGTGCCGAAAGAAGCTGTGCATGGCTCAGGTGCGACGTGCAATACAGACTACAATCCCTTCTGACGATGTGTCCGATTCGGACACCGAAGGAAATCAGCATGGCATGTGTCCGATTCGGACACCGAGCTACTGGAAGGAGGTGAGCGCCATGTGTTCTGGTGGAGGTGGAGGCAGCTATACGCCGCCGAAAGTAGACCCAGCGCCGACGACAGTCGTACCAACGGATGAAGCGGCGACGACAGCTGCAATCAGCAAAGAGCAAAAACGCAAGAAGGGCCGCAGTGCAACAGTACTCTCGAGCGACCGCAACAGCCTGTTGTCGAGCCTCGGCAACAGCAACAGTGACAGCGGCGTCAGGAGAACGCTCGGATAAGGAGGAGCAGCATGGAACGAGACAAGCAGGGAGCGAGGCTCCCGCCGGGCGGCACCTCACTCGTCAAGATGTCGGATGTCGGCAGGCGGCTGAACATCTCGAAGCGGCGTATCCGGCAGCAGGTCAGTGCCATGCTGCAGAAGCGCACGGCATACGAGACACGCTGGAAAGCCATCCGGGATTATCAGCTGCCGTACATCGGTTACTTCGACGACCGTGACGACGAGCAGACGATGGCCGACCGCAAAGACCGGCATATCTACAACAGCACGACCTGGCAGGCGAACCAGATCTTCGCGGCCGGTGTGATGAGTGGCTTGACGCCGCCGTCGCGCAAGTGGTTCCGGCTGAGCTTCTCGAACAAAGAACTCACCGACAACTCGGATATCGGCAAGCTCCTGGACCAGCGCATGGATATCATGAACGATGTCCTCGAGAAGTCGAACTTCTACACTGCCATCCATTCGTGCTACCTCGAGCTCGCATTCGGCCAGGCACCGCTCGGCATCTTCCCGGATAGCCGCTACGGCGTCCACTTCACAGCCTACCCGGTCGGCAGCTATGCCTACGAGTGCGGGCCGGACGGCCTCGTCAACACCTTCGTGCATCGCATGAAGATGAGTGCCCAGCAGCTCGTCGACAAGTTTGGCCGCGAGAACGTCACGCAGGCCGTGCGTGAAGAGATCGACAACGGCGCTGGCGTGCGGGCAGTGCATCGCGTTGTCTGGTTCGTCGCACCGAACCGCCTGGCCGCGCCGGACAAGCTCGGCAGCATCTACATGCCGTTCCTTTCAGCCTACTACCTCGAGGAGAGCAACGAGAACGAGTTCCTCTACCTCGGTGGCTTCGAGGAGTGGCCGGTGCCGGTCGCCCGCTACATCATCACGGGCAACGATGCCTACGGCAAGGGCCCTGGGTGGTACGCCGAAGGCGATGCCAAGGCCATGCAGCTCATGGAGAAGGACCTGCTGACCGCCGTCGAGCTCGGTGTCAAGCCGCCGATGCAGACGACTGCAGAGACCGTCGCCAAGGGCATCAACCTCGTGCCGGGCGGCAAGACGTATGTCCGACAGGACGGAGCCGTCAAGCCGCTCTTCCAGGTCCAGACCGATATCGGCGACCTGCGTGCGCAGATCACTCAGCTCGAAGACCGCATCAAAGAAGCGTACAATGCGAACCTCTTCATGATGCTCAACGAGATGGAAGACAAGACCATGACCGCACGGGAAGTCATCGAGCGCAACCAAGAGAAGATGACCGTCCTCGGGCCGGTCGTACAGCGCATGCAGTACGAATTCCTCTCGAAGATCATCGAGCGCGTCTACATGGTCCTCGACCGGGCCCAGGTATTTCCTCAGCCAGAAGACCCCGCAATGCAGGAAATGCTCGCCCAGCAGGACATCAAGATCGAGTATATCTCGCCGCTCGCGCAGGCTCAAAAGGTGGCAGGACTCACGAACATCGAGCAGTTCTACGCATTCCTGATGAACCTTGCGCAGGCCAACCCCGACGTCATCGACAAGCTCAACTTCCCCGAGACAGTCAACCGCTACGCCGACATGCTCGGCACGCCGGTGGCCATCCTGCGCACGGACGACGAGTACGAGAAGATCCAGCAGGAGAAAGCCGAGAAGCAGGCCCAAATGGAACAGCTACAGCAGGCCAAGCAAGTGGCCGACATGGCAGCACCGGCAGCTCAGGCCGCAAAGAATGCCGCGCAGGCAGCGCAGGACGGCAACCCTGCCCTGCAGCAGCTGATGGGTGCCGATACATTGGGCTATGGCCAGGGAGGATGACATGGATAAGCAAGAAAAAGAAGCGCGAATCATCGCGTACGCTCGTCAGGAGCAGGAGAAGCGCGACGTTGCCTCTCTCGACTACCTGATGGCAGACGAGCGGGGGAGATGGTTCTTGATGCGGCTCATGGACCGCTGCCACATCATGGACTCCCCCTTCCCCGACCACACGAACCGCATGCTCATCGCCGAAGGAGAGCGACGGGCGGCCCTGACCGTGCGGCAGAACATCATGCACATGGCAGATGGCTTAGCACAGTATCAGCAGGCCGAGCGGGAATACATGGCCTTTCAGCAGCGCATGGAAGACCTCATGCAGACAACAGAAAGCGAGGATCATCATGAGAGACCTGTTTTTTAGGCTCCAGCGTTTTGGAGCACCTGTCGATGCCGCGGGAGATGGCGATGCGCCAGCACAGGGCGGTACGCAGGATCAGCAGGATACAGGAGCGAGCGCACCGCAGCCAGCTCAGACAACCATCCTTGGAAATGCACCACAGGCAAGCCAGGACGGCGAGCAGGCACAGGCACAGGGGCAGAGCGGCCAGGGCAGTCAGGGCAACATGGAAACCAAGACTGGAGCAGAGCCGCCTGCCACCTACGACTTTTCGGGCGTCGTGCCAGAAGGCCTGGAATACGACGCCGAGCGGGCGGGGCAATTCGGCGCCCTGGCACGCGAGTGTGGCCTCTCACAGGAGCAGGCAAGCAAGCTGGCAAGCTACGGCATGCAGTACATGCAGGCCGGAAAGCAGGCGGTAGCAGACGGCATCCGCCAGACGATGGATGGCTGGGCTCAGGAAGCCCGCCAGCAGCTCGGCGGCCAGTTCGACGACGTCACCGCCAAGGCCGCCGTCGGACTCAATGCAGCCGAGCGCAAGATCCCCGGTCTGCGCCAGATGATGAACCTCACGGGCGCCGGTAACCGCGTCGAGATGATCCAGCTCATGGCAGAATTCGGGAAATTGGTTGGCGAAGACCCCGGGCATATGGGCGAGGGCGCACACGAGAAGACCCTGTATCCGAACACAGACTTCAGCAGATACTAATAGCACAGAAGGAGGAACTCCATCATGGCATTACTAGGAACCCAGGCGCTCACCCTGAGCGACCTGCAGAAGCGAGTGGACCCCGACGGCAACATTGCCTACATCATCGAGGCCCTGCTCAACGCAAATCCAATCATGGACGACATCGTCTGGAAGGAAGGCAACCTGCCGACGGGCAACCGCACGACGGTCCGCGCTTCTATGCCGACGCCGTCCGTTCGCCGCATCAACGCCGGTGTTGCTCGTCACAAGAGCAGCACGCGTCAGGTGCAGGATACCTGCATCATTCTCGAGGACCGCTCCTGCATCGATATCGAGGAACTGGCACTGGCACGCAACCGCGAGGCATTTCGCCGTAGCGAGGATGCAGCCTTCGTCGGCGGCTTTACAGACGCTGTGGCAGCCAATATCTTTTACGGCAACACGGACGACACGCTCGACACCTTCAATGGACTGACAGCCCGCTACGACACCATCGGTGGCGAGAAGAACGATGCAGGTTACCAGGTCCTCGCGGGCGGCACGGCAGGCACAAACACGAACACCTCGGCCTTCTTCGTCAGCTGGGGCACGTATGCGACAACCGGCATCTACCCAAAGGGCTCGCAGGCTGGCTTGCAGCAGCGTGACCTTGGTGAGCAGACTGTACAGGATGCCGACGGCAAAGAATACCAGGCCGTCACGACACTCTTTAGTTGGAAAGTCGGCATGGCCGTGCAGGATATCCGCGCCAATGCACTCGTCCGCAACATCGACGTCTCGAAGCTGTCCAGTCTGACGGCAGCTGACAGCAAGAAGCTCGTCAACCAGTTCATCTACGCGAAGAACCGCATCCGCAACCTGCAGGGCCGCGATAAGAAAGTCGTGCTCTACGTGTCGCCGGCACTCTTCGACTTCTTTGAGATCTACCTCAATGACAAGAATAACGCTTACATCACGCGTCAGGAGCTCATGGGCGGCATCCCGCAGCTCTACCTCTCCGGCATCCCTATCAAGAAGTGCGATGCGATCAGCGAGACGGAAGCGGCCGTCGCGACGGCGTAAGAGAGGAGGACCATCATGATTCTGGATAAAGAGAATACCTTCTTCAACAAGAAAGCCTTGTCGGCTTCTGATCTGACGTCGGACATCGTGCATGTGGGCCCAGGTGAATCGGGCTGTCCACTCCACCTCGTGGCAGCAGTCACGAAGGATGCAGGGACCGGCACCCTGACCACCAAACTCGAGACATCCGCCACGTCGGACTTCAAGTCCCCGAAGACGTTGGCGACCTACACCGCCGTGCCACTTGCCGCCGACGTGCCGCGCGGCAATCTTGGCTACCTGCGCCTGACGGTTACATCGACCTACAGCAAAGGAACCTTGACCGCGGGCCTCGTGCTCGACGACGATATCGACTGGTAAGCAAGGGCCGGACCCCGCAGGGCCCGGCCTTTTGCATGAAGGAGGGGCGAACATGAACCGCATCGATATCTGCAATATGGCACTGTCATTCCTGAACAGTGGCCGCATCAATTCACTCGATGATGCCAGCACCGCAGCGAAGCTCTGTAAGATTAACTACGACCATCTCCGGCAGCGGCTCTTGCGCATGTATCCCTGGGGCTTTGCCGAGAAGATGGCCAAGCTGGCACAGCTTGAAACGCAGGGTGTCGGCTATGCGTATGCCTATGCGTATCCAGGGGATTGTCTCCTGCTGCGGTTCGTCTTCGATGAAGACCATGCGGCGGATTATGAAGAAGAGCGTCAGGATTTTCGTGTCTGCCACTTGGGAGAAGCCGGACAGGTCATTCTCACAGATGTTGCCATGGCTTATGCAGCATATACCGCAGACATCAGGCCGACGGGGACGTTCAGCGCAGAATTCATCGACGCCCTTGCCCACATCCTGGCCAGCGTGATCGCGATGCCACTCACGGGCAATACGGAGTTGCAGAATATCAACCTGCAGCTTGCTCAGCAGGCAGTAGATCTCGCAAGATACCAGGACGTCAGTGAGCGGGAACGGCGTACGCGCTATCCGCATAAGTACAGTGATGCGAGGTTCGTATAGGAGGGATGAACGATGGAACCATATTATGCCATACAGCCGGCGTTCACGGGCGGTGAACTCTCGGAAGACGTCTCGAATCGCGTAGACCTGGACAAATATCAGCTCGGGCTCAAGCAGGCGCAGAACGCCATCATCCGTCCATATGGATCCGTACACAAGAGACCGGGACTCATCTATTGCGGAAAAACAAAATATGTGGGCGATGGGAAGATTGTCCGGCTGCAGGAATTTGATTTCCTCACCGACCTTTCCTATCTGCTCGAATTCGGAGACAAGTACCTGCGGATCTGGCGGGACGGCATATATCTAGGCGTGGAGCTTGCCACACCGTTCGCGTCGGGTGACCTCTCACGACTGCGCTTCACGCAGTCCGTCGATGTCATGTACATCTGTTCAGGGATCTATCCCGTACAGAAGTTGTCACGTTATGCCGAAGATGATTGGGAACTCACGGAAGCAGAATGGGAAACGCCGCCTTTCTGCGATGTCAACAAGGACACTGCTTGTACCATACAGCCAAGCGGGAAGACCGGGACCGTCACGCTGACGGCCAGCAAGGGAATCTTTTCGTCAGATAACATAGGAGATACCATTAAGCTGGACCAGTACGTGGACGGGCGTTCCGTCGAGACGACAAACGGGACGAGTTCAGAGATCCTCGTAGGCAAGACCTGGAAAGTCATCACGCATGGGACCTGGACGGGGACGGTGCAAGTCCAGTACTGCGGAGAGAAGAATCATCTGCCGAACCAGGACTGGAAGACCCTGCGCACGTACACATCGTCAGATGATTACAACCCGTCAGAGTCTGGAGATGTCGAAGAGTATACCTACATGCGCATCCATGCATCCATCTCGTCGGGGACTTGCAAGGCCAATTTATCGTCTTATCCGTATACGCATACGGGCTATGTGAAAATCCGGAGCGTGAATAACACGACGACAGCCGTAGGCACTGCGGACTGGCTGGGCAGCACGGATGCGACGGAAGACTGGTACTGGCCAGCCTGGAGCAAGACCAATGGGTATCCATACTGCGCGACGTTCTTCCAGGACCGTCTCGTCTTTGGCGGGAGTCCGGGAGAGCCGCAACGCGTCTGGATGAGCCGCTCGGGCGACTACGAAGATTTCAGCATTGATAAGGAGAGCGGCACGGTGACAGACGATAGCGCGGTAACAGCAGACCTGCTGAGCCGTAAGGCCTGCGCTATCAACCACATGGACGCCGGCAATGACCTGATTGTCTTTACAGAAGGAAACTCATGGACCATCTCGGGCAGCGAAACCGTCACACCATCCAGCATCACGCCACGTAACCAGGAGAACTACGGCGTTTCAGATATTGCGCCACTGCGAGTCGGCAATCGCGTCGTCTACATCCAGCGTCGCGGATCCGTAGTACGTGATACTGGCTATGACTATAACACGGATTCCTACGTCGGCACAGACCTCACGTTGCTTTCCAAAGACCTGATCAATGGTCAGACCATCGTTGACGATGCCTTTGCACAGGAGCCAGATTCCCTGCTCTACTTTGTCCGTGCTGATGGAGTCATGCTTGTCCTGACCTATGTCATGGATCAGAAAGTCTATGCCTGGTCACATCTGGTGACGGATGGGATATTTGAGAGCGTGGCGTCTGTCAACTGCGGTAACTGGGATGATGTTTATGTGGTGGTGCGCCGTACGATTGGCACGCAACAGGTGCGCTGCATTGAACGCTTCGACCGTGATCGCGTATCGGATAATCAGCAGGACTACATCATGCTGGACTCTGCGGTCATTTACGATTTGGACCAGGCAGCCAGCGTCATCACAGGACTCGAGAATCTCGAGGGCAAGACGGTACGCGTCCTGGCGGACCAGTATCTCTACGATCCCATGACGGTGCAGGGCGGCAAGATTACCTTGCCAGACGGTGTATCAGCCAAGCGGCTCGTGATAGGCCTGCCATACACGATGATCCTGGAACAGCCGAACTGGGACGTAGGCAATATGCAGAGTGGAACCGTGCAGGGACGGAATAAGACTGTGACGAAGGCTATCCTGCGCCTAAAGAACAGTTTCGGCGGTTGGATTGGCCCGGACGCAGATCACCTGCAGGAGATCATCTACGATCCGCAGCGCATGGAAACCGGTGAGAAGGTCTTGACCACCGGCGACCGGACAGTCACACTGCACGAGAAAGGCGTCAACACGGAAGGCAGGACTTATATCTACCACGAAACGCCATATCCATTTACCTTGTCAGCAATCATAAGGGCGGTGACATTCCTTGGTTAAAGAAAATCACAAGACATACACCATCTGGAAACTCGAGTGGCCGGAGATCCTCGAGGGCGAAGAAACCTACGGCCTGGCATGGGATCTGGCGAAGAATCTGCGTGAGGTCGACCGGCGCGAGATCCTGGCTTTCACCAATGACGTCGAGCAAGAAGTGCAGGAATCCATCGACTGGAGCTACGAGCTGCAGTACGCCACCACGAAGTGCGGCAACATCATCGCCGTCTGGGGCGTACAGCCGAAGCGCAACGACGAAGGCCTGCGGACACACGCCCTGATCTGGTGCCTCGGGACGGACCTCATCAAGCGGTATGCCGTCTCGTTCGCCAAAGAGTCCAAGGCCATCCTGCAGGAGTGGGCCAAGCGATACGGCTCACTCTACAACATGGTGGGCGCATTCAACGACGACGCCATCCGCTGGCTCCAGTGGGTAGGCGCGTCATTCGATGCGTCTGCGAAGATCATCAAGAACGGGGAGACCTTCCTGCCGTTCGTCATCCATCCAGAGCCAGAGAAAGGAGGAGATTGAGATGTGCAGCGTCATTGCAGGGCTGACCGCCCTGGGTGGCATCTTCCAGTACCGCCAGCAACAGCAGCAGGCCAATGCCCAGGCAGCCATGTACCGGGCACAGGCCGACGCCGCTGAGCAAAATGCCCGGATCGAGAACCGCAAGCAAGAGCAGATTGCCGACAACTACGCCGCGCAGGCCGACAAGCTGCGCTCGCGCCGCCGCCTGATCGAGGGCAGCCAGCGAGCCCAGACCGGTGCGGCCGGGCTGAACTTCGGCGGCTCGGCCTTTGATATCCTCTCGTCGAGCAACGATGCCTACCTGCAGGATCAGATGACCCTGCTCTCCAACCAGCGTAACGACAACTACAACTCGCGTGTGGCAGAGAGCAACTACGAGGCACAGGCAGCCAATAGCCGTGCTGCGGCGAGCAACGTCAAGCGGGCGGCAAGATGGCAGGGCCTCTCGACCATCCTCGGTACCGCGGCCAGAGTTTACGGCGTCGCACAGCCCTGGAAGGATACCGGGGCCGCTGCCTCGAGCAGTAGCACGGGCGGCGCGTACCAGTACTACAACGAGAAGACCACGGCAGACACATGGGCCAAAGCCAACCGGCAGTTCCCGACCGTCTCGGGCACGGGCTACCTGACGTATGGCAAGCCCGTCCTGTCCTACGGCAAGAACACGGGCTGGGATATCCGGCCGGACTACTACAGCCGGAACGGCAAAGTAAACTTCCCGTTCCGCTTTTGAGTGAGGAGGAAACGACATGAAATTCAGCAGCTACCAGCCCGTCGTCAATCCAAACACCATCAATCCGCCAGCCGTCCAGGCACCGAAAGACCTGGAAGTGTACGGCACGGGCGGCAAAGAGTGGACTGCGCTTGCTGGAGCCGTCGGCCAGGCCACGAAAGTGTTCGCCCAGAAGCAGGATGACGAGGATGCAGCCGACGTCATGGACGCCAGGAACCGCATCATGACCTCACTGAACGAGCAGCTCTACGGCGAGCAGGGCCTCATGACGCTCGGCGTAGGCAAGAATGCCAAAGGCCTGACAGACCGCGTCACGCAGGCCATCCAGGACACCTCAGCAGAGATCGCCAAGGACTACAACCCGCGCGTCCGCTATGCGCTGAAGTCCACGTTGAATGACAACATGCTCAACTACCAGCGCATCGCCACCGGCCAGGAGAACCGGGAGCGGGAGAACACCGAGCAGGCAGACTACCAGGCGGCCCTTAACATCAACGTGCAGAACGCTGGCATGACCTGGGATGTGACGAACGCTCTGACGAACTACGAGAACGACACGCGCCGCATCATCCTGGCCTATGGCGCGAAGCGCGGCTGGACCGGCGAGCAGATACAGTCCGAACTGATGGGGGCCATAACGAAGCAGGTCGCGTCGGCCGCGACGGCAGCCATCACCGCAGGAAACTATGACCGGGCCGCGCAGATCCTGCAGGTGAACCGCGGCAAGATGGACCAGAACGTCTACAACCAGCTCTACGGCTCCGTCAAGCAGAAGCAGGACGTGGCCAAGACCTACACGACAGCAGACGATATTGTGAACCAGTGCTGGGACCCGAAGACAGGGCGGTTCGATTGGAACAAGGCCAATGAGCTCATCAAGCAGAACTCCTACAGGAACGTAGGGGGGCAGGGGATAACCGGAGCTTCTGGAAAGGAAGCTTTCTTCGCATCAGTGGAACAGCAAGAGGACAAAAATGGAGATCCGAACGCGGTCTCATCAGAAGGTGCCGTTGGTATCTATCAGATTATGCCAGGCAACTGGCCGGCATGGTCGAAGGAAGCCGGGTACGAGGGTGCCGACCCGAATGACGAAGCCGCGCAGCGTGCGGTCGGGAGGTTCAAGCTGGGCCAGTATTACGACAAGTATGGACCAGAAGGGGCATTGGTTACCTGGTATGCTGGTGAGCAGAACGGACAGCGCTGGGTGGCTGGCGAACCGGATGCCATTGACGAGAACGGGAACCACTATGCTTGGGATAAGCAACTGAGCAATGGCCCATCCATCAAGGAATACGTCAACAGCGTTATGAGCAGGATTCCGAAGGGGGCTGGCGGACAGAATGCAGGCGGCAGTGGTGGCATTGATATCTCCAAGAAAGTCTACTACACAGTCAAGCCTGGCAAGGAAGTCGAAGTCACGAACCTTGGCCACTCGACATGGGCAAAGCTTAATGCCTTGGCCGCTCTCTATGAGCAGGCTTTCGGTCAGCAACAAGACTATGAGCCGTTCTATGTCACGGCGGGCGGTACAACCAAAGGACACAATCCGGGTAGCAAGCACTACGAGAATCGTGCATTCGACATCGCGATGGACAGCCTGGCCCGTCATCCAGAGCGTCTGCAGTGGCTGCAGGAGCATGCAGCCGATGTCGGCCTGAAACCACTGAACGAGTATGCAGGCTATGGCAACGAGCAGTGGGCGGATGGCGACAACTTCCACTTCAGCGATGACGGCGGAGATTTTGACGAGAACGCTTATATGGGCGGAGGCAGTGGTGCGGCGGTATCAGGAGGGACGATGTATGACCCGACCATGGAGAAGAGCCTGCGAAGCGCAGTAGAAGCCGGGTTGCAGGATCGCATGAATGCGTATAACCAGAACAAGCAAAACTATTTCGATGATGTAGAGCATGCAGTTGATACAGCGGGCTCGTTCTCAGCTGCCAAAGCACTTGTCGAAGGAGACACGACACTCGACCTGCAGCAGAAGAACACGCTGATTGGCATGGCTGCGTCGAAGTTCGGCGTCAACCGGAATACGGGCCTCCCAGCTGGCAGCCGGAGCAGCGGCCGAAAGAGCAGCTCGACATCCGTCGTCGGCACGAGCGGCGCAAAGTATACCGTCAAAGAAATCAACAACGCCAGGTACGAGGTGGAAGAATACTATGAGCGCATGGATGATCCGAATGACACCATCTCGCGTACGGATCAGCGCCGGTACAATAAGGCGGCAAATCTGTTGCAGGATATTGGCGAAATGGGCAGCGGTGACAACCTCGCTAGCTCGGATGCCCTGGAGATGGCCCGTCATGCAATAGAGGTCACGGCCGATGATGAAGAAGCTGCGTGGTATCTGATCAGCAACTATGGGTACTCAGAAGAAGAGGCCGATTATTACATAGAACAGGCGCACAGCGATAAAGAGGAGGAGCAGTAATGGACCTTGAGAAAGTACGGGCAGGTCTGCAGGAAATCGAGGATGAGAAGGCAGCAGCCCAGGCAGAAGCAGATAAAGCCGCGAATCGCTCCATCCTTGACCGAGTGGAAGACCTGGGAAACGAGTTTATCTCAGCAATAGGGAACTATGAGATACAGAAAGCAGACAGCGACCGGCAGACGGCCGAGATGGCAACGGAAGCTGCAGAAGGAGCTGTAGAGACAGCCGGGGATGTTATTCAGGCTGCCCAGCATGTCGGACAGAGCTGGGCTGACTTCAGACAGCGTGGCGTAGAGCTGCAGCAGGCATATTCCCCCGAAAACCTAGCGCGAGCAAATGCGACGGGAGACTATAGCCAACAAGAAGCTGCTGTAGCCACCTTAAAACAGGCGGGCGAAGAAACGACAACCGACATGCGAAATCTGGTGGCTTCCCCGTTCCGCCAGGCGTCTCGTGCCCTCATAAATACCTATGGCGATAGCACAGATGATTCACTCCTGAGCAACGCAGCCCAGTCTCTGCAGCGGTCAGACATTAACCTCGAGTATTTTATGACGGACGACGAGAAATTGTCGAAAGCCCGTCAGATTGAGGCAAGCACAGGTATTCCGGCAGATGCATTTCTGGCGGACAACACGGCTTACAAGCAGGCACTCGACGTCTACCACTACAAGCAGAAAATCGATGTGGCGGGCGGCAATATCAACGACGTTTGGCAGGAATTCCCGGAGCTGCAGGGTGTGGCCGATATGGACAAGGAAGGCGCAGCGATTGCTCTGCACAACCTCGATGCCGTCCGCTCGACGCATGGCATCATTGACACCTTCCAGAAGATGCTGGAGCGCGGCAATGTCAAGCTCGAGTACGACAACCTGCAGTATAAGATCATGATGGGAGCGGCAGATGACAACGACCGGCAGCGGGCGGAAGACCTCAAGAAGCAGCTCGAGGAGGATCGTCGTACTGCGCCGTCGTTCCTCGAGAACCCGATCGCGGCCATTGTGGGCGGCGTGGCAGAGTCTGCGCCGGAGATGTGGCAGTCGACGTCGGAGTCCCTGCGCGAAGCAACGGCGATGGCCGTGATCGCAGCCGCAGCCAGCGCGGCCGCAGGCTCGGTAGCAACACCAATCGGTGCGGCAGTGGGCGGGACTGTCGGCGCAGCGGGCGGTTTCGTCTATGGCTTGGGGCGCGGATTCCTCGCACAAGTCGCAAGGCGCGAACTCATTGCGGCGGCAGCTGGTACAGGCCTGCGGCTCGGTGCTTTCACAGGCATGGCACGTCCCGAGATTGGCTCGCGCTTTGCCGAGTATAAGGAACTCAAGGACGAGAATGGCAACCCACTCTTGACGGAGAACCAAGCAGCTGGCTGGGCCATGCTAGGCGGCTCACTCAATGCGGGCATCGAGCTGGCGAACTTTGGCGTCGTGACGCGAGCACTGGCCGGTGCACCGCATGCGCGGAAGGTCTTCGGCGACATCATCGAGCAGACAGGCTCAAGGATGCTGACGCGCGAGAAGGTGCTGAATGCACTCAAAGACCGGGCAGGCGATGTCCTCAAGATCACGGTCTCAGAGGCAGGTGAGGAAGGCCTGCAGTCCATCTCAGACGACATGGTCCACAATGGCATGGAGTGGAGTACTGGCGATACGAGCAACAAGATTTACGGCCCAGGCGAGATCCTGGAGCTGGCAGGTAAGAGTACCCTGCAGGCCATCCCTGGCTCACTGGGCTTCGGCCTGCTGGGCGCTGCGGGCGGCACAGTATCGTCCGGCTTCCGGCAGACGGCAGCCATGCGTCATCTGGCAAAGGTCGAGGCGATGTATGGCGAGAATGCCCGCAAGACTTATACCGGCACTGTCATGCTCGAGCAGCTGCAGCAGGCCATCAATAAGGGCAACCTCAAGGAAAAGGCTCCAGATGTCCAGAAAAAAATCCTGCGCGAGCAGCTCAAGGATACAGAGTACCCGAACACGTACATTGATTCCGAGATGGCCATGCAGCAGGAAGGCGGCCTCGAGAACCTCAAGGCTGTAGCCAAGGCGGCGGGCATCTCGAACGACGAGTTGCAGACAGCCATCGAGGAGAAGGGGCAGATCCTTGTACCGACCGAGCAGTTCCTGCAGGCAGGCACGAGCCCGGAGTTCTTGCAGAACGTCTCCTTCTCACCGGAGGCTGACAGCATGGCCCGCATGCAGCGGGATGCCAAGACCATCATCGAGGACATGCAGAAGCGGCAGCAACAGTCCATCGACAAGCAGGTCGAACTCATCAACACGGTACTCGATCAGTACTTCCCGCTGCACGAGAAGAGCTCAGCCGAAGAGCAGGCCATGCGCGATATGGCTGCCGTGGCCATCTACAGCGATCCGGCCAATCCAGCAAGGGGCTGGTCAGCTGCCATGAAGGAACGCCAGGAACGCCTGCAGGAGATCATCGGCCCCGTGCTGGAACGCCTGCGCGATGGCATGGGCAAGGGCGGCCAGCTCATGGAGGTCGAAGACGAGCAGGGCAACAAGAAGACGCAGCGCTTTACCGAGAACGACGAGTGGTACCGAGCCTTCTACAAGGCGTTCAAACGCCAGCCGACCGAAAAAGAACTCGAGGACATGGCCGTGGCTGTCGTGACCGGCGACCCATCCGCGCCGAAACTCGAGGGGTGGATCCCGACGACCGAGGAAGAACACCAGGCCATGGCAGCAATCAAGCCCGAAATTGACGAGCTGCGCACGGAGATGGAACACCTCGAGGCCATCAAGGGCACGATGAAATCCCTGAATGGCGTCGAGATGGAACTGACGCAGGGCCTCACCAAAGAAGGCTTCCAGGTCTACCGCGCCATCCGTGACCAGCTTACGAACGTCGACATCGACGGCGGCCGCACAGCCCGCGCTGCCCGTCTCGATGCCATCCTCTTTGCCCGCCATGCCGACATCGTGGCCGACATCATCAGCAAGAAGACCGGCAAAAAATATACCGCCATCGACTATATGCGGGAGCGGTATGGGCTGATTGTCGGCAATGGGCATGTGCCGGAACACACACAATCATCCGTGCCTTTTATGCAGCTGGTAGGCCAGAGAGCAGCTGTAGCTAATCTCGATGACTTGAAACGTGCTCTTGAGATGCATAGTCGAGACGTGGATGAACAAGAAATTTGGCGAGAGACAGGTTGGCTTTTGGGCCGCGACAACAAGTGGCGTTTCGAGATACCAGACGATTTGGACAAGATAGACTTCGCCCCTCTCTTTCAGGATGAATATCATATTGCGAAATTGAAAGACATCTACGATAACCCGCAGCTGTACAAGGCTTACCCTGCCCTGGCTACACGCACCGTTCAGCTTACCAATAAACTCGATGATAATACGCGAGGCATGCTTGAGGTTGTCAAATATCAGAGCGGGATGGTCCATGCTTCAGAAATTAAGTTGAACCAAAAACTCGTCGAATCCACCCCCGACAAAATCAAAGAGACTCTTGTACATGAGGTACAGCATGCTATACAGGAGTATGAGAATTTTGCAAGAGGTGGCAATATTGAAAACTCTGGCGGATTTAATAATTATTATAGACTAGGAGGTGAACAAGAAGCTAGAGAAACGTCTGAGAGAGCTAGAAGCTACACCGAATCCAAGCACCGCATCGATGAATTGAGCCGTCAACTTGATTTAAAGAAGAAGGAACTGGAACATGTGCTTGCGAATGCGAGCAAAGAAGAAAAGGCAGATTATGCGGCTTACGACAGAGCTTACCAAAATGCCGACACCGACAATGCAGCAGACAACACAATGGCCTCTATTGAGAAAAAGAATTGGAAATCCATTGAACTTTGGGACGATATCTACATGCTGGGGTGGTACATTGAAGACGAAAAAGCAATAACTGAAAGAATGCCAAAGCCACATGGCTATGATGCAATCATAACGTTTGGTGGCCAAGAGATGGCATCCATTGACCTGGATCAAAAAACTGGTCATTCTGGTACTCATGGCTCCATCGCGCAGATGTCGAACGGGCAGCGCATCATCTCGCTCTTCGAGAGTGCAGATGAGTCTACCTTCTTACATGAGATGGGCCACATGTTTCTGATGGATCTCGAGGATCTTGCTGTCATTGATGATATCTCGGCAAAAGAGCTGGAGGTCGTGAAGGACTGGGCATCCTGGAAGAAGGGCGATGCCAAGCAGTATAAAAATACACCGTGGGAGAAAGAGTTCCGACAGAGGGAGCAGCAGATTATCGATGCCGAGGAACATCAGGACATCGAAGAAGCTGAGAAGCTCAAGCGCATCTGGGAACAGGAGCGCTTCGCTCGTGCCTTTGAGATGTATCTGCATGATGGCCATGCACCGGCCAAAGGGCTCCGCGCCGTGTTCCGCAAGTTCCGTTCCTTCTTGATCCACATCTATCGGGCTGTCATCGGCGACGGTGCGAAGCCGAGCCTGCAGGTACGCCGCGTCATGGACCGCATGATTGCCACGGAAGAAGAGATTGACGAGATGGCGCTCGACGACCGTTACCGCGATGTTACGAAGGCAGGCGGCGAGAAGCTGCTCGACGAGTCCGAGGAAGAGACCTACAAGCGTTGGCAGGAAGAAGCGACAGCAGAAGCCAAGGAGCAGCTGCAGAAACGGGTCATGAAAGATTTGACAGAAGAAAAAGAGCACGAATTCCAGCGCCGTATGCAGCATGAACAGGAGAGATTCCGCAAGGAGCTCCAGAATGAGAATGTTTACCTGGCCGAGCAGGCCATACTCGCCAGTGGCGGCGATACGTCTATCGTGCTGAACTGGTATCCGAGCGTGGAAGCCTTTGAAGAAGAGCTCAAGAATGCGCCAGCACTGGATGACCTGCTGAAGGAACACATGGATGCCTATGCACAGGAGCTGGATCGGGAGCTGACCGAGAGCCATCTCTCAGAGCAGGCTGTGACGGAAGCCATGGAGTCGAGCGAGTACCGTGCAAAACTCGAGACATTGAAAGCAACGGCTTTTGCCAAGAAGCAGGCACTCGTCAAGAACATCACGACGAAGACGGAACGTGCCATGAGGTCCGTCGAAGAACGCATCAAGGACTTGCCGGAGGATCTCGACCTGAAGCTCGATAAGGATTCGAGCGCAGTCAAAGAGCTCATGAAGGCCATCAACAAACTGCGCTTCTCGGCCAAGTGGCGGCCAGAGGATTATCAGACCATCCAGCGCATGATCCATGCCGCAACGAAAGAAGACCTGCAGAAGACGATGCAGGAAATCAAGGAGCAGGCGCGGACCGACAAGGCCAACGAGAAGGCTGTTCTCGAGGCCAATGAGGGCAAGATGAAATTCTATCGTGAGCTGGCGAGACGTGCTATCCTTGCCAAGCCTATCCACGAATCGTGCAGCGTATCACTGTATACGCGAGAAGCGAAGAAGTGGGCCAGAACGGTCCAGCAGGCCATTCGCGGCAAGAACTGGGATAGCGCGATGATGGCCCAGCAGCGGCAGGCGTATGCAATGGCCATGGCGAATGAAGCCCGCCAGATGCAGAAGCGAGTGCAGGCCAGCCTTGATAAAGCCAAGCGCATGCTGCAGGCCAAGTCGGTACGTCTGCCGCGCGAGGAACGCTACTGGTTACGCCATCTATCCTATCTGTTGCGCCTGACACGCACGGATGCCAAGCTGGGTGAAGGCGAAGAAATAACAGATTTGCACACGATGTTCAGCCGCCTGCAGGAGAGTCTGGACAGCCAGTACACACCAGAGGAGATTTTCAAGATTGAGAAGCAGGGCGAGGACTTCCGCGGCTACCAGGATCTCAACGTCGGCCAGCTGGAAGAATGTGTTGAAGCGTTGACCATCCTCTACACGACCGGTCGTGATAAATTCAAGATGAAGACCATCGGCGGGCGGACGATTGACGAGATTGTACAGGAAATCATCAGCGACAATGAAGCAGATGCCCGCAAGATCGGCGTCAACCGCCACCGTGTACAAGAAGACACGGGCGGCATGGGCTGGAACGATGCCTTGGCAAAGATCCCGTTTGTTGGTGAAGGCCTGGCACGATATGGCCAGGAAGGCTTGGCTGCCATTATCAAGCCGGAGGAGATCCTGAACGCATTGGGCAAGAAGGCCCATCGGTACATCTATGGCATTTATGAGCGGGCAGCTGAGAAAGAGAGCCGCATGGTCAAGCAGGAGCTGACTGACCTGCAGACCATCCTGTCCGGCTACTCGCACTCGGAACGTCGTCACTGGAAGGACGCAAAGTACACGCTCAGAACAGCTGATGGCAAGGAACTCATGTCAAAGGAAAATATCCTGTGCATGGCACTGAATCTCGGCAACGAGACGAATCGGCAGCGCCTGATTGGCGGTCTGGGCATTGCCGAAGCAGACGTAGTGAGCTTTATAGAAGAGCATATGACTGCTAAAGACTGGCACCTCGTACAGAATATCTGGGACCATATCAACACCTACTGGGATGATACTGTGAAGGTGGAAGAAAACCTGAATGGTGTCCGCCTGGAGAAGGTAGAAGCAAAGCCATTTGATGTGACTGTCACGGAGAATGGCAAGAAGACAACTTTGAAGATGAAGGGTGGATACTATCCACTTTCGTACAATCCGAAAAAGTCCAGCCGCGCAGCCGATCAGAACGCCAATGAGATTGCCAAGCAAAGCATGTCCGGCGCAATGGTCCTTGGCACGGGCCGAGGATTTACCAAAGCGCGTTCGGAGTACGACATCAGCCGGCCGCTTTTGCTCGAGTTCCGTGTCATCCCTGAGCATGTCCAGTCTGTCATCCACAACATCGCCTTCCGCTTGGCAGCTCGGGATGTCTTCCGACTGGTCAATCATCCAGACTTTGAAGCACATGTGGCGAATACACTGGGACGTGAGTACCACACCATCCTGAAGCAGTGGACGACAGATGTTTGGCAAGTCGTGAAGGACAATAACAATCAGGCAGCCAATATGCTGGAACGCGGCCTGAACTGGCTGCGCAGCAACTCGGTCATGGCCATCATGGGCTACCGTATCTGGCCGGCTGTCGAGAACATCTCGAACATTGCGCCGGTCATGGAGAAACTCGGCGGCCTGCATACGATGGCAGCTATCACGTCTTTCTATGCTCATCCAAAAGAATCGGCGGAACTCCTGAAACAATCTGCCTTCATGCAGGACCGCATCAATTCCCTGGACCGCGATATCCGCAGCCAGCCTGGCCTCTTCGACGCCGACCATCGTGTCTTTGAGCTGATTCGCAACCATGCCTATGATTTGATGCTTTACTCGGATTTGGCACTCTCTGCGCCGCTCTGGGTGCAGTCGTACCGTGACGCTTACAGCGGCAATCTTGCGACCATTCGCAAGGAGAATGCCGCACACCAGCAAAGCGTCCTGGAAGCCCAACAGAACGTCGAAAAGCTGAAGGCCGATATCATCAGCCAGTCCCAGAAAGTCAGCGACATCCGCATGGACATGGATCGCCGCCACAGCGCGGACGAGCAGGAACGTGCGCAAGCACAGCAGTCGCCGTTTGCCGTGCACAGCGATGCCACGATGGAGCAGATGACAAAGGAAGAAGCAGCCAAGATTCAGGCAATCAAGAAAGACCTATTCAAAGCGGAGCAAGATCTGCACGACGCGATGGAACTGCCCATCTACACGGATGAAGAGACACTACAGGAAGCCGAGCGCCGGTCTGTCATGGAGGCTGACAAGGCCATTCGCGATACATTCGGCAGCGGCCGGACAATGGACCAGTCATCTCTGCAACGCAACAAGAACGCCTTCCTGAAGCTCGCGACGACGTTCTACAGCTTCTTCAATACGCAGTTCAACGCCATCTTGGCAAATTATCGCCATGCACGATTTGGCACGAGCCCGTCTTTCATCGGACGTTGGGCACCGTTTGCGAAGTCAGTCATGTATCGGCTTGTCATCATGACACTCATCGGGATCAGTATCAAGTTTGCTTTGGGACTCGACGGGGATGATGATAAAGACCGCTTCCGTACGGTCATCAATCCGCAGACTGGGAAGAGCGAGAAGGTTGAGATTCCGCTTGGCCAGAGATTCTTCAACACGTACGCAAAGAATTTACTTTCGACGGCGGCGGGCGGCTTCCCGTTCATCCGTGATGTTGTCAACTTCGCCATCTCGGCCATCTTTGACGGCACGACATATGGCCGTAGTGCTTCGCCATTCTCCGTAGGCGGCAGGGCTTTCGAGGAGGTATCCAAGACTATCGACCTCATGGCCAAAAAGAGCAGCCACAACATGGCCGTCGACGCGCAGGAAGCCAAGCGTCGCCAGACTGAAGCAGAGAAACTGAAAAAGAAAAAGGGCAAGGCTCGCCGGGAATACCGCAAGAAGCTCGAGGAGGATGTCAAGTACCGCCAGCCAGTCAAGCACATCACCAACAGCGAGATTGCCCGTCACGGCCTCAACGCGCTGAGTTCCCTGACGGCCGCCAGGACCGGCATCACCTCGACCATGACCGACGCCATCACCGGCACGATGCAGTACCTCAACGACAGCGATAACCGCTATGATGCCGACTGGAAGAACATCATCTGGTCTGTGGTCTTCGACAAGAAGCCAGTCGAGCGCGACATCCCGAAGCGCCCACCGGCAGAACCGAAGAGCAAGAAGAAAAAGAAAAAATTATAAAGGGCAGCACGCTATTCCACTTTTGATGTGGTAGGATAAGAGCATAGAGAAAAAGCCTCACGTCAAAGGACGCGGGGCTTTTTCCATGCAGAGGAGGTGAAAACGTGATTGAAACAACCATCACGAAGGTAGTATATCAGGGAGATGGGAAAACCACATCCTTCCCATTTTCTTTTGCTATCGATGAAGAATCAAATATCGGTGTTGCTGTTTACAACAAGAGTACACAAAAAACGCGGACCTTATCATCGGATTTTTGCGTAGACACCGTAGCAAAAACCGTGCGGTATCCAGGATATGCCCCCGGGCAGGAACCGCCGGCCACAGAGCAGCCGCCGGTGTTGTCAGCAAATGAGATGATAACCATCTACCGTGAGACTGAAGTTACACAGCTGACAAATTTAGGGAGCAAATATCCGTTACCCAAAATTGAAGGTATGTCGGATAAGCTCACCATGATCTTGCAAGAACTCATAGAAACGTTATCCCGCGCGATAAAAGTGAATATCGGTGATCCAGAGACACCGGAAACGCGGTATATTGAGATGGAGAACTGGGTAGGAGATACCGCTCAAAATGCCAAGATTGCACAAGAATGCAAGGAAGCGGCAGCGTCGTCTGCCGATAAAGCGTCAAGCAGTGAAATAGCCGCTGCAAAAAGTCAGGGGGCTGCGGCAACCAGCGAAGTAAATGCGGCTGTCAGCGAGCGAAATGCAGCGGCCAGCGCCGACGCGGCCAACCAATCCGCAATGGCAGCAGCGGACTCTGCACAAGCATCCAAAAGTGCGGCAGAAGAGAGCAAGATATCAAAAGGTTGGGCAATCAGTACATCCTCTCCGGACGGTGCTACCGATTCGGGATCCCCGACCGAAAAGACGCAGAGTTCACGTTCTTGGGCACTGTATGCACGCTCTGAGGGGATTGCGTCCCGAGAAGCTGCTCAGCGAGCGACAGGAGTCCTTCAGGACGCTGTAGCAACTGTAAAGGCAGCAATCACAGGAAGTCATAGAGTATATATGTGGTATGAGGGGAAAGGACATCCGATGATGTATGTGACGGATGTGAATACGGGGAAAAAATACGATACCTTGTATTGCCGTCTGAGTGATACCAAGCCGGAAGATGTCACGGATTTATGGCTAAAGCCGATGAACTGATGGAGGGATTATTGTGGCTATCATAACAGATGAAACAATCCAGGATGAAAGTGGCGTACAGAAAACGGCGCATCCTCGAACAGAGGTAGATGCTATTGTCGATGTCACGGACTTGGCGAATGCTATCTTGAAATCGCCTGACGCAACGACAATATTCACGAAGCTTGGAGTGACAAGCTACGTACAAGGCTTGCTTCAGCAAGCAAGTTCCGGGGATTTTCAGTCGGCACTTGGGATTTCAGAATTTGTGAAATCCGCGCTGGCCGGTGCGGATGCAGGCGATGTACTCAATGACATACTGCCCAAGACAGCCCAGGCCCACAATGGCATGTACCGCGGCAAGGACCTTACAGCATACTACAATAACGGCGGCTTCTCCAAAGCCGTCGCGTCCGGCACATTCGACGACATTTTCCCAGGCGACTACATCACAAAAACCGTGACCGTCGACGGCACGACATACACTGACGTTAAGTGGATTGTCGGCGATCTCGACTATCACTTGCACCGCGGCGATACGGAGACGACGGCGCATCACGTCGTGCTTTACCCTGAGACAAATCTCGGCTCGGCGCGAATGAACGCGACAGATACGACTTCCGGCGGCTATCAGGGCAGTGAGATGTGGAAAACGACGATTCCGAAGTACGCTACAGGCATCGTCAACGCTTTTGGCTCAGATCATGTACTCAAGCATCGCGAGCGACTGACAAAAGCGGTCGATACAAATGCTTACTCAGCTGCGGGCGGTTTGGGTAACGGTACATCGGTCTATGCTGATGGCGAGTGGACAGATGTCACAGTAAATCTCTTTAACGAGGCAATGATGTACGGTCACGCGCCCTTTGCTTCTTCCGGCCGTGATGTATATGACTGCAATAAGCAGCTCGCATCATTCCGCTACGGCCAAAACTTTACGCGTAGCGCGTGGTGCTGGCTTCGCGACGTAGCGAGCGCCGTTTACTGCGCGAGTGCGGGCAGTAATGGCGAGGCGGATTGCAGCAGCGCGTCGTATGTCTGCGGCGTGCGCCCGTATCTCCTGCTCCGTTGACCCTAACCCGGCCCCCTTGTGGGGCCGGGAGGAAAGGAAGAATCATATGTCTGTTTTAGCGAGAGACAGAAAGACCTCGAAGCTCGAATTTTATATGAACGCACGCAGGCTTTACAAGAAAATCTTATTCTTGATGGTGCGTGATTTCGGGCTCAAGCCAAGAGCCAGGCAACCAACATTCTACACGCGCGGCTGGAGCGTAGAAGATAAAGAACTTTTCGAGGCCATCGCGCAGAAGTACGGGATTACGCGGATCGTCGATGATTATCCGTCATGGATGATACAGACCTTCCGCAAAAAGCTCATCCGTCAGCTTGACACGATGATGGAGGCCATCACGAGCGCATATACAATATGGGCTACGACAAAAGCCGAGGCCGACTACCGTCGCGTATCGCAAGACCGTGCCATCGCGGCCTGTGAGAGCTTGAAGCAGACTTTTGAGCTTGTTGTCGATGCACTGCCGGTCAAGGCGGAAAAGCTCATCCCGTACATTGATGCAATAAATCGGGAAATCGCGCTGTTGAAAGGCTGGCGAAAAGCCGACAACAAGCGCAACAAAGACTTGAAATAATAACTACAGGGTACGGACTGATAGCGAGCGCCGTTTACTTCGCGAATGCGAACAGTAATGGCGAGGCGGATTACAACAACGCGTCGAATGTCAACGGCGTGCGCCCGCTTCTCAGAGCGCCAAAAAGGCTATAAGCTGGGGCGTATAGCAGGGGAATGAGCCCGTATCCTTCCGGCAAGGTAAATAAGTGCCGTGACGTCTCGCGCCTACGGGTACAGGCTATCCGCGCGGCATCGAAAGGAACACATGACAGTATTTGACGCAGACGCATTTATCCGTGCGACGTACCGTCTTGACCGCTCATCAGGCTGGAAGCAGAGTGCGCAGCGCTATCTGCTCAACCGCTTGACCGAAATATCCGCTTTGCAGAAAGCCGTGCAGGATGGAACGTATCAGCCGGACAAAGGTGGCAAATTCCGCATCCGTGAGAATGGCCGCGAGCGGATCATCCACGCGATGACACCGCGTGACGCTGTACTGCAACACGCGCTGGCCGATGAGATTCTCATCCCGGCGCTCAAGAGATACTTGATTTATGACAATGGAGCAAGCCTCAAGAGCAAGGGCATTTCATTCACGCGCAGGCGATTTGAAGAGCATCTGCGCTGGCACTATCGTCGGTACGGTACTGATGGATATATCCTCTTAATCGACTTCCGCAAGTACTTCGACAATATCCGGCATGATACCGCGCTCAGGATTGCCGGTGAGAAAATTAAAGACCCCATGGTGATGGATATTTTGCGGAGGATATTCAAGGAATACGAAGTAGATATTTCGTATACTGACGATAAGGAGATTGAGAAGAAAGTATTCAATTCGCTCGAATATCAACGCATTAATAAAGACCTTCTGACCGGCAGACGGTACATGCGAAAGTCTATCAGCATCGGCTCGCAGATCTCGCAAATCATCGGCGTATTCTACCCGACGCTCATTGATACGTATTGCAAGACCATGAAGGGCATCCACTGCTATGACGCGTATATGGATGACCGCATCATCATCCACCCGAACAAGGATTTTCTTCGCGGTCTGCTTAAAGACATCGAGCAGATTGCCAGCTCGCTCGGCATCTTTATCAATCATCACAAGACGCAGATCGTCAAGCTATCGCACGGCTTCACGTGGCTAAAAACGCGCTACATTTTGACCGATACCGGCAAAATCATCCGCAAGATGCCGCGGGATGCGATACGCCGAGAAAAGCGACGAATCAGGAAAATCTATCAGCTTGTCGAAGAGGGCAAGCTGACAGAGCGACAGGCGTGGGAGCAATACAAATCATGGCGTGGCGATAAGAAGCGGTATCATGCACACAAGACACTCCGAAACATGGATAAGCTATTTTTCAGGGAGATGACAGAGAATGGAAGAAAATGCAAAAAAAGCGCAGGAAATCCAAACGGAAATCCTGAGGCTGAGGAATCAGCTGAGTGCCGACACATCTGATATCGGTGATTACAAAATCATGAAAATCTATGAAGCGCGTATCAACGCGGAGCCGGACCCTTACAGTGCCGACACCCTCATTGCGCAGCGCCAGGCTGCTCGTGACCACATTAACACGCTGAAAAAAGAAATCCGCGAGTTGCGCGGCGAAACCGAAGAAACATTGACCGAAGAAGAGCAGAAAGCCCAAGAACTCAATGAACTCGACACTGGCTACGAGAGAGCCAAGAATCAAATTCTGATGGCCTACGTCGCAGCTGTGATGGCCGAAGATTTAGACACACAGGCATCGCTCAAAGCCCAGCTCAAAGAGCTTGATGCTGAATATGACGCACAGAGAAAGGGGTGATAATTATGGCACTGAAGTGGAAAAGAAGATGCTTTCGCTGCCTACAGTACCTGCGGGATGACGGTACTTGTCAGAATCCGAAGTGTGTGCGCTACGTCGATGAAAGCGGCGCAGAGGGGGAGGCAGAAGACCAGACTGACGAAAAGAGTGCAGAGGCAAAGATGCAATCATGACTTTCGGGGAAGCGCTAGAATATGCTAAAGCAGGTCGACGCATCACGAGGACAGGATGGCCATTCCCAGATATCGTCTATGCGGAATACACATTGGACATGTCACCGTATCTAGTGGTTCAATCAGAAGGTCGTGAAGCAATCCCGTATTTTGCAACGGATATCGACCTGTTTGCTGATGACTGGGAAACGATATGAGATGGGAGGAGGATGCCGATGAACGACATTTTATTGACATTGAAAGCATACGCGCCGGTTCGTCTCGAGTGCGCATGGGGGACTATTACCGGCGCGGTGGGTACGATAGCAGGTTACATATTCGGTGCATGGAACTCGGCTATCGAGGCTCTTGTCATCACGATGATCATCGATTACATCAGCGGCATAATCGCAGCATACCTCAATCCAGATTTAACTCTCAGCAGTCAGCGCGGGTTCCGGGGTATCTTGAAGAAAATCATGATCTTGATGCTAGTGTCCTTGGGACACTTTCTCGATAACGCAGTCGGGACGCAGGTTATCTGTATGGCGGTTACATTTTTCTTTCTTGGAAATGAGGGCTTATCTGTCATAGAGAATGCGGCCAAAGCTGGACTTCCTATCCCTGACAAACTGCGCCAAACCCTGGCGCAGCTCACAGAAGAAAAGAAGAAAAGGGAGGAGAACACAAAATGAAGTACAGAAAGAAGCCAGTAACAATCGAAGCATATCAGACGGATAAAGATATGATTGTTCACACGCTAGAGGGCCCGCTGCATGCGTCTGTAGGTGATTACATCATCACAGGCGTAAATGGTGAGCAGTACCCATGCAAGCCGGATATCTTTGCCAAAACGTATGAGCCTGCCAACAGCACAGGACTGTCTTTTGGCCAGGCTATCGAGGCAATGAAAGCCGGGAAACGGTGTAGCCGCGTTGGCTGGAATGGCAAGCACCAGTATATCGAGCTCGCCATGTGCATCAGCTATAAAAATGCGTGTGGCGAGATTGTCAATGCCGAGCACGATGCTATTGGCAACCATGCCATCGCGTTCGTCGGCACTTCCGGTGTCCAGCTCGGTTGGCTTGCCTCGCAGTCAGATATGCTTGCAGAGGATTGGCAGATTGTGAAGTAAAAAGAAGGTGCAAATAATGAAGGTCTTTTTGAATCCCGGTCATGCACCGGGCGGTGTACCGGATCCGGGTGCATGCAATCCTGTGACAGGGCTGCGCGAATCGGATGTAGCAGCAAAAATCGGCGCACTGGTCCAGAAGTATCTGGAAGCTGCCGGCTGCACGGTAGAGATGCTGCAGAGCAATGATTTGTACGAGATTACCTCAGCTTCGAACAACTGGGATGCAGATATCTTCGTCTCAATCCACTGTAACTCGGTACCAGACCCGGCTGCCAATGGTACTGAGTGCTGGCACTACTACTCGAGTACAGCTGGACGGACGCTGGCCAAATGTATCCAGAAGCAGATCGTGGACAGCTTGCCGGTCACAGACCGCGGGACGAAGGGGGCAGAGCCTGGCGTCGATGGGCTTTGCGTCCTGACAAACACAGATGCAGTGGCATGCCTGGTCGAAACAGCCTTTATCTCCAACCCCGGGGACGAGGATTTGCTCGAGACGCGCCAGGATGATTTTGCAAGAGCAATCGCCCGTGGCATCACGGACTATGAGCTCCTGGACCGCGTATGAAACGCCCCAAGAAAATATCAAAGAAAGAGCGCGAGAAGATGGAACGAGTGGCCATGCGCAGAGAGTGGCGCGGCCTGATCAGGCTGGAAGATGTGCCAGCTTTTGCACGCTGGCTGACGGACGACTGGCATGAGTGGATGGGGCAGTCACCTGATGAGGGCGAGGTCCTGCGCGTGCACAAGCATGGCATAACACGTACCGTCAGATGGGATGGCCGCCGGACTATCTGTGGCCGCCACATGATGCTGCTCTGGTACACGTTTTGCTGTTTTCGCGATGGATAAGATAAGGAGGATTTTTGATGCAAGAAAAAGCTCGTAAGATCGTAGTAGACTATTTCAATCAGCATGCCCAGCATACTACTGTAACAGATCACAAGCAGATTACACTGGATAACGTTTTTGTTGTGTGGTTCAGCAAGACGCTACAGAACTGGAAAGCATTGGTCAGCACAAATGTGCCGGACGGCATGTATTACGAGGTTACGCACAATGGCGACAAGAACGAGACATATGTTGATGTCTATAAAAAATGGGAGAATTTCTGCGTCAAAGACTAAGGAGTGAGCATTATGAGCAAGTGGACAGACATCCGTGACAGCATCACGGGATATCTCAAAGTAGACGATGTGACCGAGGAGGTCAAGGAAAAGGTTTCTCAGGCTATCCTGGATGAGATCCTGCCGCCCATCGAGATGGTGGTCGATGACTTCGTGGACAAACTCAAGCAGCAGGCACCAAGCGAGACAGGCTGGTGCCGGATCCGCGACGGCATTGTGCTCCCACTGGTCATGCAGGGTACAGTGTATGTTGTCAAGGTGGTGCTGACGAAGGCACTGGGCGCTCAGGCGAGCACTCCTGCAACGGCCTGACTTTACAAGGCAGAAGAAGTCCGATACAATAAAGACAGCTGTACGAGATGGTACAGCTGTCTTTCTCTATTATAAGGAAGTGCCTCACGACTGATGTGAGGGAGGGCTTGCCCACCGTGAGGCAGGTTTTGCCCACCGATTGCCCACCAAACGGTGGGAAGATGGATAAAAATGGATTGATATGGATTGAGATGTGCTTGCATAATCGAACGGGGTATGAAGAGCTAACCCCAGTCGTGGCAAGGCTTTGGAGGGATAAAGATACAGATGGATAAAGAAACAAGAAACGACCTGCCGGGCATCCAGTGGTTCCCTGGCC